TACTAAAGCACTGGCTCGTGCGATGGCGTACACGAAGCAAGTTAAGGCTGCAGCAATCCTTAACAACGCCTTCGCCGCAGGCACCACATATGGTGACGGTAAATCCTTGTGTGCTACCGATCACCCATTGGTATCTGGTGGATCAAACTCCAACACGCCAGCAGTAGCGGCTGACCTCAACGAGACATCTCTTGAAGCATCCGTTATTCAGATCGCAGGTTGGACAGACGAACGTGGTTTGCTTATTGCATCACAGCCACGCAAGTTGATTATCCCACCAGCACTGCAGTTTGTGGCAACTCGTCTCCTAGAGACAGAAGGTCGTGTCGGTACTGCCGATAACGATTTGAACGCACTACGCAACAACGGGTCAATCCCTGAAGGCTATGCGGTCAACCACTATCTGACAGATACCAATGCTTGGTTCTTGATGACTGACGTACCAAACGGTCTGAAGCACTTCACTCGTGCGCCAATGGCGACTTCGATGGATGCTGACTTCGATACAGGCAACAGCCGCTATAAAGCCCGTGAGCGTTACAGCTTCGGTGTATCTGACCCACTGGGTATCTTTGGTTCTCCCGGCGCGTAAGCGTTTAGAGGACTTGGTAAAGAGGGGGCTGCTTCGGTGGCCCCTTTCTTTTTGTTGACATAACACGTCACGCGATGGTAGTTTGACAATTATCGGGAACATCCCGTGGATCTGACAGGCCCGACTGACGACATGCAGACAGATCCACTTAACTCGCATGTGAGGACATATTCATGGCGAACACCACCTTTTCAGGTCCAGTGACCTCAACCGCTGGCTTTATTGGCGATATCAAAGTACCAACCTACACCGTAGCTAACGCCCCATCAGCTTCTTCTGCAGGCGCAGGCACGCTTGTGTTTGTGTCAAATGGTGCCGCAGGTTCCGCTATCTTGGCTTTCTCTGACGGAACAAACTGGAAGCGTTCTGACACTGGTGCTACAATCGCAGCATCGTAAGGAGGTGGGTTATGAGTAGATTCAAACCAGCCTCTAAGGAAGAACTTGCAGCTCGCGGGTTAAATCCTGATGGTACGCCCATTAAAAAGATAGAACCTAAGAAAACGGCAAAAAGTTCTTCCGTTAAGAAAGGAAGCTAGCACATGTCTTCTGATGTATTAACCAAACGTGTAGCAGGCGCAGGATCGTTGGGTGTAGGTCCAGCACGTGTTCGTCAGGTACAAGTTTTGACGAATAGCGGTGGCGCAGGACGCCTTACAGTTACTAATGGTAGCGGTGGCACGACTGTGTTGGATTTAGACTTTCTGGCGTCAGACTCACACTCTGTAAACATTCCTGATGACGGGATTCGTTGTAGTTCAGATGTATACGTTTCTGCGGCTACAAACATCACCGCCATTACGTTTTTCTACAGCTAGGAGCGTGGTATGCGGGCATATTATAAAAAAGGCGGTGGGGTAAAATCCGCAGCTTGGACCCGTAAAGAGGGTAAAAGTGAGTCCGGTGGGTTGAACGCCAAAGGCGTTGCTAGCTATCGAAAAGCTAACCCCGGCAGCAAGTTGAAGACCGCTGTTACCACAAAGCCTAGCAAGTTAAAAAAAGGTTCTAAAGCTGCCAATCGGCGGAAGTCTTTCTGCGCACGCATGAAGGGCATGAAGAAGCGCAATAAAAGTTCAAAGACGGCTAACGATCCTGATAGCCGCATCAATAAGAGCTTGCGAAAGTGGAATTGTTAGATGGCTATTAGCCGTACTCAGATGGGCAAGCAGATACAATCGCCTCCCTCTAAAGTTTCTCAGAAACGGAAGAAGAAGGCTGCAAAAAAACGCAAGAAGGAACTTAATGCCATACCTAACAAGTAGTATTCCGTACTTTAAAGCATGGGTGCGGAGGGAGTATACGAAAAACTTAGAAGGCTACCACGGAGAATTTTTACACGCTATGGTCGTTGCAGTAACCACAATGCCAAATCGGACTTTAAGCTTTCAGGTGATATTTACTGGGTGTGAGTCTGATGACACAGATGAACCTAACGTTCATGGCGGAGCTATGTGGGCGCGTATGCCGCTTACGGCGTTGGTCGCTGATACACCGCTAGAAGAATGGCCTGCTGAATTACCACCATACTTAGCACAACCGTGGGATTGTATGTCACACACGCACAGTGTGTATAAGATAGAGCGCGCCTCTCCCGCACCGTGGATAGCCAAAGTAGATGGCGAGTTTTATCCCGCCAAGTATTACTTCACTGTTGATTATACTGATAGTGAGGTGGCTGATGATCCAGCGCAGCACAAACAAAGCCATGTGCTTGAATTGTTAGACGCTGGAGAGTACACAGGTAACATAGTAGCCTTACCAAATAATCGGGTCCGTGTTACGCACCCTGCGTGGTTTGAAACGGGCCAAGGTGCTCCAGACTTCAAACCAAATCAACATTCATACGGTTCTAAAGAAGACGTGGATTACGTTTGGGATACGGGCCGAGTGTTTAACAACTTATACAAGGACGCTGATGATGAAAATGAAGAGTAAAGGCTATAAAAAAGGCGGCAAAATGAAAAAGTACCAAGCTGGTACTATGGTTAGCCCTGATGAACGCGCTGTTGAACGTGGTAATGCCGCTATGGATCGGATTAGCGAAGAGGGCACCACGAATATGATGGAGGCTATGGAAGCTAAAGATCCTCGCAGCATGAGGCCCAAGAAGCGTCCTACAGACCCTCGCAGCATGAAGCCTAAAGCTCGCCCTACGTCTAAATCAAAGTCGATCCTAAAACCTACGCGGGATGGCAACGCAATGACTACAAAATCTCTTCTGCAACCCCGTGCTGACGGTACTGGGCTAACCACTAAGCCTGAAAAGATGAAAGCAGGTGGCATGATGAAGAAAAAAGGCTATGCCAAAGGCGGTATGATGAAGAAAGGCTACAAAAAAGGTGGTAAGGTTCGCGGCTACGGCATGGCTCGTGGTGGTAAAGTTTGTAAGATAAGGTAGCTCATGGACTTCGATGACGAAATAAAGCGTATGAAAGACCGCGCCTTTAAGAAGGAGCTAGAGTTTCAACGGAAGCTAAATCCTGATGTGGATAAGGTTAAACAGGAATCCCAAGTTCGCAAAGGCGTGTACGGGCGTGGCGGCGGTGGCGGAGCCACGCTTGATCTTACGCAACGTCCGGGGGGTATGCGCATGCCACCAAAAAAGAAGCTAAAAGCTGGCGGTAAAATTCGTGGTTATGGTTTAGCCCGTGGCGGCAAAGCCTGTAAAATGAGGTAGTTATGCGTAGGTATTACAAATCTGATGGTTGTGGGTGCTCTAAATGTAGCAAAGGTTACAAGAAGGGCGGCACTGTGAAGGACGCGTGTTACCGTAAGGTGAAGGCAAGCTATAAGGTATTCCCGAGCGCGTATGCGAGTGGAGCTATCGCAAAATGTAGGAAGAAGAGGGCAGGCAAGTAATGGCTGTTCGCAAAACCGCAAAGGGCGCTGCACTAAAGCGTTGGTTCAAGGAAGACTGGAAAGATGTTAAGACAGGCAAGCCGTGTGGTCGTAAAGAAGGTGAAAGCCGTGGTACACCGTACTGTAGACCATCTAAACGAGTTTCTAGCAAAACTCCAAAAACTAGCGGGGAAATGACGAAGGCTGAGAAGAGTAAGCGTATAGCGCAGAAGAAGCGTTTAGGACAACCAGCGGGCAAACCCAAGCGTGTAGCTCCGCTAAAGAGGCGTAAGAAATGACTACATCAGGCACCACAGCGTTTGACATGGACTTCACCGATATAGCGGAAGAAGCGTGGGAGCGTGCGGGACGTGAGATGCGTTCAGGGTATGACTTGCGCACTGCGCGGCGTTCTATGAACCTGATGACTATTGAGTGGCAGAACCGTGGCATTAACATGTGGACCATTGATTCTGGCACTATAAACCTAGTAAAAGGCACTACACAGTACACGTTGCCAGCGGATACTATTGATTTGCTTGAACACCAAATACGCACTAACAGTGGTGATGCTACGACACAATCTGATCTTACCATAAGCAGAATCAGTGTAAGTACGTACGCATCTATACCTAACAAGTTAACACAAGGTCGCCCTATACAGCTTTATGTGGAACGCCTGCGTGATGCACCTAAAGTAAACGTGTGGCCTGTACCCGATAATAACAATTATGTGCTGTATTACTGGCGTATGCGCCGTATTGAAGATGCTGGATCTGGGGTACAGACAGCAGACATGAACTTCCGTTTCTTCCCATGCCTTGTTGCTGGGTTAGCTTATCACATTGCTATGAAGGTTCCTGAGTTAGTAGATCGTATCCCTATGTTGAAGGCTGTGTATGACGAACAGTTTGAGATGGCCGCAGGAGAAGACAGGGAAAAGACCGCTGCGCGTTTTGTGCCTAGAATAGGTAGGATTGCGTAATGGCGGATAGGTTTGCATCAGGTAAAAAAGCGTTAGCGCTCTGTGATGTATGCGGGTTCCAGTACAAGCTGCGGGAGCTAAAGAACTTGTTTGTTAAGGGGCGTGACACCAATATAAAGGCGTGCCCTGAGTGCTGGAGTCCCGACCATCCGCAGCTAAAGTTGGGTGAATTTCCTGTCGATGATCCTCAAGCTATACGCAATCCACGCCCGGATCAAAGCCTAGCCGCGTCAGGTGATACCAGTAGTAGAGCTATACAGTGGGGGTGGAACCCTGTAGGTGGCGGTGACGATCCGTTTGAGCTTGTACCTAACACGTTAGTTGGCGCTGGATTTGTGGGTACTGTTGTTGTAAGTGTAACATAGGAGATGAATAATGGCTAAAAAATTAACTGACCTAACTGGGGATGGCAAGGTAACGCAAGCTGACGTGTTAAAAGGTCGTGGCGTGTTTAAAAAAGGCGGTATGGCTAAAAAAGGGTACGCTAAAGGCGGTAAGGTTAAGGTACGCGGCACGGGTGCAGCGACCAAAGGCTTATACGCACGGGGGCCAATGGCATAAATTATGAACTATACCGAGCTGAAAACCAACATAGAAGACATTTGTGAGAACTCATTCACAGATGCCCAGCTCGCTATGTTTACTGAGCAGGCTGAACAGAAGATATATAATACAGTGCAGATACCTGCGCTACGTAGAAACGTTACTGGGTCTTTGACTACTAATAACAAGTATCTTAGCGTTCCTACAGACTTTTTGTACACGTATTCGCTCGCGGTGGTAGATACTGATGGCGCGTATCACTACTTAATAAACAAAGATGTAAACTTCATCAGAGAAGCGTACCCCACACCCACATCAGTGGGGCTTCCAAAACATTACGCTTATTTTGACGATGATTCCTTTATCTTAGGCCCAACACCAAGTGGTGATTACACCGCAGAGCTTCATTATGGGTACTACCCCGAGTCTATTGTTACGGCCAATAATACGTGGCTCGGAGACGAGTTTGATTCTGCGCTGTTAAACGGCGCGTTGATTGAAGCTATTCGGTTCTTAAAAGGCGAACCGGATGTAATTGAGAACTATGAAAAGATGTACTTGCAATCCATAGCTTTATTAAAAACGCTTGGGGATGGTAAATTACGTGAAGACGCCTATCGCTCGGGACAGTTCCGAGTGCCAGTAAGTTAAAGGAGACTAGATATGGCTATAACACAGGCGATGTGTACCAGTTTCAAGCAAGCCCTGCTTGACGGTGAAATGGACTTCAGCAGCAATACAGCGCAAACATTTAAAATCGCGTTGTATACCTCATCCGCTTCTTTGGCTGCGGCGACTACTGCATACACTACTTCTAACGAGGTATCAGGTTCAGGGTATAGCGCGGGTGGGAACACGTTGACTATTTCAACTAACCCAACAAATGGCGGATCAGGAACTACAGTGTTTTTGAGTTTTTCTAACACTACATGGACTTCTTCCACAATTACAGCTCGTGGGGCGTTGATTTACAAGTCAGGTGGAGGAAACCCATCTGTGGCAGTGTTAGATTTTGGTTCTGATAAGTCTTCGTCTAACGGAGATTTCCAAATTCAGTTCCCAACAGCAGACGCTACGAGTGCTATTATCCGTATCGCGTAAATTATAGGGGTGATCGTATATGCCTGTTTTAAAGAATAGAGCCTACGTCTCGACGACAACTACCGGGACAGGCACGATAACTCTGGGTAGCCCTGTTTCAGGCTATCAAAGTTTTGCGGACGCAGGGGTAACTAACGGTAATTCAGTTAGGTACACCATAGAGGATGGGGCTAATTTTGAGATTGGTACAGGGACTTATACAGCTTCTGGCACTACCCTATCTCGCACGCCCAGTGAAAGTTCTAACTCAGGTTCTGCTATTAACTTGTCAGGTAGCGCTCGCGTATTTATTACCGCCGCCGCCGAGGACATCCTACAGCCATCCAATAACCTGTCTGATCTAGCCAATGCGGCTACTGCTAGAACTAACTTAGGTTTTAATACAGGAGTTGATGCACATTTAAATACAAGCACTGCAGCGAATGGCGAGTTTTTATCATGGAACGGCTCAGACTATGACTGGGCAGCGGTGGCATCTGGTGCTTTTGATTACACTCGTGCTACCAAAACTGCCAACTACACAGTTGTAGCAGGTGACTTAGGTAAGATAATTGATGTTACCTCTAACTCTGTTACCATTTCACTTACGGCGGCTGCTACACTAGGCGATGGTTTCTATGTATACATCAGAAACAGTTCTAGCACAGCTACAGATGTTGTAACTATTGACGGTAACGGAAGTGAAACTATTGATGGTTCACCATTAATATACTTACGCAGATTTGAAGGCATACACTTAGTTTGTGACGGTTCTGGTTTCTTTAGTTTAAGAACTAGGGTTGATGGGTTACAGACAAACTTTGCCCAACAATCACATCAACTTGATCAGCCAACAGCTAGTGGCAATAATTCTTTAGCTTTAGGTTTTCAGACCGATGCAACGAATCAAGCCGCCATTTCTGTGGGTTATCAGACTGCTGCTACTGGCAGTAGTAGCATGGCGTTTGGAAACAATGCAGACGCTACTGGTCCGAACTCTTTAGCTGTTGGTATGGGCGCACTTGCCAGTGATACAAACTCTGTTGCAATAGGTTCAGGCTCTGGTTCTGAAGGGCCACGATCTCAGGCCGCTGGTGCAGTAGCAATTGGTAGGTATTCAAAAGTTGTTGGTACTGATGGTATTGCAGGGCCATATTCGTATATTAGCGGAAACTATGGTTCAGTAGCATTTGGTGTTATCAACACTGGTACAAGCTATGGCTCTCAAGGAAACTATAGTGTTTCAATTGGGCAACTTGCAAAAGCCACAGCAGCAAACAGCATTGCTATTGGTGACACTGCAACAAGCACTGTAGCAAACCTAATTGCACTTGGAGGTACAACAGATACCGTAAAGATTTCTGGTGCTTACACCCTACCAACGGCTGACGGCGCGGCGGGAACCGCTCTTGTTACAAATGGCTCTGGCGCACTTTCATTCTCCTCAGTGGGTGCAGACTTGTACGCTGCTAATCCTTCAAGTGCTACTGATCCAACAGCAAGTGGTGCAAATGCTGTAGCTATTGGTACGCAAGCTGAAGCTAGTGGTACTAGCTCAATAGCACTTGGGTTTGACGCAGTAGCTAGTGCAGCTTTAGCTTTTGCAGCTTCAGATGGAACAGCATCAGGAGTTTCTTCTATAGCTATAGGTGAAAGTGCAGTTGCTGGAACTGCTTCATCTACAATTGCAATCGGACGGAACACAGATGCTACAGGTACAGATGCTTTAGCTATTGGCTCAAATGCTCAAAGTACGGGATCTGAAAGCGTAGCACTTGGTCAGTCTCTTGCCTCTGGTGGTGGTAGCTTTGCGGCGGTTATAGACAACAACACAGCAACCTACGGCGCACAGGGTGTTAATAGTATTGCTATTGGGTATCGGACTAAAGCCACAGCTACTTCTGCTACTAGCATTGGTCGCTTTACTGAAGCTACAGGACAAGAATCTCAAGCTATAGGGAGTTACTCTATAGCAACTGCATTAAGGTCTTCCTCTTTTGGTTATCAAGCTGATGCAACACACAGTAACTCTATGTCTCTTGGAGTTAATGTTACATCTACTGCAACCGATCAAGTTAATGTCGGAGGTAGCACTCAAACAGTACGCATCTCAGAAACCTACACCCTACCAACATCCGACGGAAGTGCCAATCAGGTGCTTACTACAAACGGTTCTGGAGTTGTAACCTTCGCAGATGCTGGTGGAGATCCTGATCTTTACCGTGACAACGCTTCAAGTGCCACTACTCCTGTTGCAAGTGGTGCTAATGCTGTAGCTATTGGAAACAGTGCGGTTTCTTCTGGGTCAGGAAGTATATCTATTGGAGACGGTTCAGATGCTACTCATACATATGCAGTAGCACTTGGTTTTCTTTCACAGGCTACTGCAAACTATTCTTTATCTCTTGGTGTTGCTTCTACTGCTAGTGGAGAAAGATCAGTTGCTATAGGTAACATTGGAGTAACAGCAGGTTCTACCTACAGTACCGCAATAGGTATGAACTCAGGTGCAAATGGCTCTGTTACAGCTACAGGTAGTGGCGCAATGGCGTTGGGTGGTTCTCGTGCTTCTGGCACAGACAGTCTCGCAGCCGCTATAGCAACCAACAGTTCAAGCTACGGTGCCACTGGTGCTAATAGTATTGCGATGGGGTATCAGGCAAAAGCCTCAAGCACTTACGCAACGGCAATTGGATCTAATACATTATCTAGTAATCTAGGCACTTTAGCTTTAGGTGCTCAAACTACAGCATCGGGTCAGTATTCTGTAGCAATAGGTCGAAGCAATATTGCATCAGGAAATTATGCAGCAGTTATTGGTTCAAGAGATAGTTTAGCAAGTGCAGATAATTCGTTTGCTTCTGGGCAAGACGCTATGGCAACCATTAGAGGTCAAAAAGTTCATGCGTCTGGTAAGTTTTCAAATAAAGGTGACGCACAGGGAAGTATTTTTATACTTCGTAGCGACACCTACACCGCCACGCCAGAAACCCTCACAACCAACAATAGCACTGCATCAACAGATAACCAAGTCATCCTATCCAACAACTCTGCATACGCCTTCCACGGCACCATCGTAGCAAGATTGAGTGCGGGTAACGGAACATCTTGTGCGGCATGGAAAGTTGAAGGTTTAATTCGCAGAGAAGCTAACGCTGGCACAACAGTGTTGGTCAATTCTGCTACAACTGTCTTGGATAACACACCAGCATGGGGCATGGCTCTTAGTGCAGATACAACCAACGGTGGTTTAGCCATCACAGTTACTGGTGCAGCTTTTACCAGTATTCGCTGGGTCGCTACGATCCACACATCTGAAGTTACATTCGCCTAAAAGGAGATACCAATGGCTATTCAACATAACATCGCAGAAGGTGCAAGCCAGTACGGCATTGCATTTAACAACGCCTATTACCGCATCGTGACAGCGGCTGTGTCACGCCAACGTGGAACTGATCCAAAGTTTTCGGTTATGATCGACTTGTCGGCATACGCAACTAACTCGCCCGCGGACGATACTCGTGAGGTAGATTTCAAGCGTTACAACGCAAACCTGACCGATGTAGAAGCAAAATCAGGTTCTACTTTTCTTGATAAGTGCTATGCTTGGGTTATGGATCAAGAGGACATGGGCGGTTCTACCGCAGTATAATTAAGAGGACGCACCCCAATGGCTATTACAATTAATCATCAGACGAACGATTTGTCCGCTACAAGCGGTTCTATAACCATTGATGGTGCTTCTGCAGGTGGTGCTTCCAGTAACGTTGGTACAGGTAACTTTATCGGTGGTACTGGTGCTGGCGCGGCACTTCAAAGTGGTGGTCAGTATAATACCTTGTTGGGTCAACAGGCAGGTAATGATGTAAACACCGGAGATTTTAATCTCGCATCAGGTTATGAAGCGGGGGCTAAACTTACTACAGGTTCCTACAACGTAGCGCTTGGTTATCAATCTATTTATAGTCCCACCACTGCGAACAGTAATACAGGTGTTGGTCATCGTACTCTGTATTTTGTTTCAGGAGATCATAACACAGCACTAGGACATTTGGCAGGGTACGGCATCACCACGGGTGAGCGAAACCTAGCTATTGGTTATCTTGCTATGCAAGGTGCCGCAAACAATGTTACTGGAGATGACAACTACGCAATTGGTCAACAAGCTCTTGAGGATTTAACATCAGGAACCGACAACGTAGCTATTGCTAGAAATGCTGCCAGAAATGTTACCACGGGTACTTACAACATTGCTATTGGCCGTGCTGCGGGTTCTGCTATTACTACAGGTAGCAACAGCGTAGCTGTGGGTTATCAAGCCCTTTCTTTTTGTTCTACAGGACAAATAAACACGGCGGTTGGTTATTATGCATTAAATGCAGCAACATCTGACAATAACGTTGGGATAGGTAGAGCCGCAGGTCAAAAGATTACCACAGGTGAACGGAACATAGCAATTGGTTATAACCCTATGGGAACATCAGGTGGTGTAACGGGTGCTGATAACATTGGTATAGGCTACGATGCTTTAGAAGATTTAACAGCAGGAGCCTACAATATTGGTTTGGGCAGAAATGCTGGTGCAAATATTACAACAGGTGAATCTAACGTATCTGTTGGTTATGATGCATTAGCGACAGCAACAACAGGTCCACGTAACGTAGCAGTAGGCTTTGAAGCTGGAAAAGCATTAACAGGTGCTATTAATGGCACGGTATCTCTGGGTGCTTATTCTAGATACTCAGCAACTGGAGGTAATTTTACAATAGCCATTGGTAATGAAGCAGGTCGATATTACAATGCCGCTAATGGAATAGCTATAGGAAGCAACTCGTTAGTTGGCGCAAGCAATGGTACAACTACAGGTGCCTCTAATATTGGCATTGGTTCCTATACTGGTAATACCATAACTACGGGTATTTATAATGTATTTTTAGGTGATAGAGCAGGTCAAGGTGTTACGACTGGTGGAAATAATATAGGTATTGGTAGAGATAGTACAGGTAGAACTTCCATTGCATTAACAGGTAGTCATAATCTTGGATTTGGTTATGGAACATTAACTGATGTTACGTCAGGGAACTACAATGTTAGTATGGGTTCAAGCGCAGGTAAAAATATTACCACTGGCTCTGACAACGTAGCCATTGGTCGTAATGCACTAGATACAGCTACAACAGGAAGTAATCACATTGCCATTGGTAAAGACGCAATGAGTAATGGCGCAGTAACTACAGCGGATCAAAATATCGGTATTGGTAGTTACACCTTACATGACACTACGAGTGGGTATTATAACGTAGCTGTTGGTTATAATGCTGCTGCAAATATTACCACTGGTTTTTCTAACATTGCAATTGGTGGTAACGCAGTATCCACTGCTACTGGAAGTTTTAATAACGTTGGGATTGGACACGCTAGTTTACAGTCTGCAACAGGTAACTCTAACGTTGGTGTTGGTAGCCAAGCTGGAGATAAAATTACCAGTGGTGGGTATAATATTGCTATTGGCGATAATCCTATGGGTACTACTGCTGGAGTAACAGGTAGCTATAACATAGGTATAGGACATGATGCTTTAGAAGATTTAACATCAGGAGCCGATAACATAGGTATAGGCAGAAATGCTAATGCAGATATTACGACAGGTGGCGAAAACGTTGGTATTGGTGCCGGTGCGGGTCAACTTATTAATACAGGCGCTAACAATGTAGCCATAGGAGCTTATGCACTTAAAAGTAACGACACTCATAACCAAAACGTTGCTATTGGTTATTATGCAGCAAGTGATGTTGAAGATGATCGTGTGGTCTATATTGGAAGTCAATGTGGATTCACACGTCAAACAGGTGACGATAATATAGGTATTGGTTATTTTGCTAATGGTGGTGCTAGTGGTACTGCCGCCAGTGGTCAAGCAAACGTTGGCATCGGTAGGGAGGCATTAAAAGTAATTACCACTGGTAACTATAATACCGCAGTGGGGGCCAAGGTAGGTGAAAGTGTAACATCTGGATACGCCAATACGTTAATGGGTTATCAGGCTGGGTATGACTTAACCACAGGCACTCACAACACCTTTATCGGCAGTGGCACTGCAACAAACAATGGTGCTGGGTCAAGGATTACAACAGGCTCTAAAAATGTTGTAATAGGTGGCTACAACGGCAACCAAGGCGGCTTGGACATCCGCACCTCAAGTAACAACATCGTGCTGTCGGATGGGGATGGTAATCCTAGAGGGTACTTTAATAGCCTTGGAAATTTTTATGTAAATAACCTTGATGGCAGTCTTACTGGATCAACTGGTGCAATACTGTACGCAAACGGTGGTGCAAATTACATTTGTAATCTTACAAGCACTAATCAAATTCACACCTACAATAATAACAACACA